GAGTGTAGACCATGAAACTGCTACACAGCTTACTTCTGCTATCCTTGATCTTGAGGTTATGCCTTCTATGAGGGCTATGATGACTGCTGGTCCTGCCCTGAACCGAGACAATACCTCTGGCTACAACTGTAGCTACCTCCCGGTAGATGACCCTAAGAGCTTTGATGAGGCTATGTTCATCCTGCTCTGTGGCACTGGCGTAGGCTTCTCTGTAGAGCGCCAGTACATCCAGAAGCTGCCAGAGGTTCCAGATACCCTCTTCGACAGTGAGACGACCGTAGTGGTCAAGGACAGCAAGGAAGGTTGGGCTAAGTCCTTCCGTCAAGTGCTGTCTCTGTTGTGGGCTGGTGAAATCCCTAAGTGGGATGTCTCTAAGGTCCGTCCTGCTGGTGCTAGACTTAAGACCTTTGGTGGTCGAGCTAGTGGTCCTGCACCTCTGGTGGACCTGTTCAACTTCGCTGTTGCTACCTTCAAGAAGGCACAGGGTCGTAAGCTGACCTCTCTTGAGTGTCACGATCTGATGTGTAAGATTGGTCAAGTTGTAGTGGTAGGTGGTGTACGTCGTTCTGCTATGATTAGCCTGTCTAACCTGTCTGATGACCGGATGCGTCATGCTAAGTCTGGCAACTGGTACGACATTGAGGGTCAACGTGCCTTGGCTAATAACTCTGTAGCCTACACTGAGAAGCCAGACGTAGAACTCTTCATGAAAGAGTGGCAGGCTCTTATCGAATCTAAGTCTGGTGAGCGTGGTATCTTCAACCGAGTAGCATCTAAGGCACAGGCAGCTAAGAATGGCCGCAGAGACCCGGAGTGGGAATTTGGCACAAATCCATGCTCAGAGATCATCTTGCGCCCGTACCAGTTCTGTAACCTTACTGAGGTTGTAGTACGAGCCACAGACACCATTGACACCCTCTCTGAGAAGGTACGTCTGGCCACCATCCTTGGCACTATTCAGTCTACCTACACCAACTTCCCATACCTCCGTAAGGTCTGGAAGGACAACACAGAAGCAGAGCGGTTGCTTGGTGTCTCCCTCACGGGAATTATGGACAACCCTTTGATGACCAGCAAGAATGCTGGATTGGAGAAGACCCTTGAACATCTACGAAGTGTCGCTGTTAGCACTAACGCAGAGTGGGCCGACCGTCTTGGTATCCCTCAGTCAGCAGCCATCACCTGTGTTAAACCGTCTGGGACAGTATCTCAGTTGGTTGATTCTGCCAGTGGTATCCATGCTCGCCATTCTGAATACTACATCCGCACCGTAAGGGGTGACAACAAAGACCCTCTGACCACCTTTATGAAGGATCAGGGTATCCCCTCAGAACCTTGTGTAATGAAGCCTGATACTACCACTGTCTTTAGCTTCCCGGTACAGGCACCACAGGATTGCGTCACTCGTAACGATATGTCAGCCGTAGAGCAGCTAGAGACTTGGCTTGCCTACCAACGTCATTGGTGTGAGCATAAGCCTTCTGTGACCATCACAGTACGTGATGAGGAATGGCTTGAGGTTGGTGCCTTTGTCTACAAGCACTTTGATGAAATGTCTGGTGTATCCTTCCTGCCACACTCTGACCATACCTACCAACAGGCCCCCTACCAAGAGTGCAGCAAAGAGGAATACCAAGACCTTTTTGCTATCATGCCGAAGTCTATTGACTGGGCAGGTCTAGCGTTGTATGAAGCAGAGGATAATACTTCTGGCATGCAGACTATGGCTTGTTCAGCAGATAGCTGCGAGATTGTGGACATTACTTGATGATTAACGTCGTTCTAAAACATCACTGTGGTAGCGACCTCACTACGGTAAACTCGGCTCGGGTCTCCTTCGCTAAGGAGTCCGACGCCCTTTCTTCTAAAGATGAGAAGCTGATCCACTACCTAGCAGAGCATGAGCATACGTCCCCCTTCGGTCATGCCTTCGTGACCTTCAAGGTTGATGCTCCTGTCTTTGTAGCCCGACAACTGGTGAAGCACAAGTTCCTACGCTGGAACGAGGTGAGCCGTAGGTATGTTGATGAAGAGCCTGACATCTACAGCCCTGACTTCTGGCGAACACGTCCAGACAACAAGAAGCAGGGTTCTGGTGATGCCTTTGAACGAGACCACCAACAGTTCCTGCAACAGCAGTATGTAGAAATCATGGATCGTGTGCTGTATATGTATGAGTATATGACCGCCTACGGTGTAGCACCAGAGCAAGCTCGTATGATGCTGCCACAGTCCATGATGACCTCTTGGTGGTGGTCTGGTAGCCTAGATGCCTTTGCCGACATGTGTAAGCTCCGCTTGGGGCCTGACAGCCAAGCAGAAACCCGAGAGGTAGCAATACAGATCGCAGAGTACATGACTGACCTGTTCCCTGTATCTTGGAAAGCCCTAATGGAGAAGACTTAATGGCTTGGACTATTATCACTCAACCCAACTGTCCTGCATGTCAACAGGCAAAGAGGGAACTCAGCCTCTCAGTAAGACCCTATGTAGAGGTTGACATCACTCGGTATGAGAACCAATATATCAAGAACCTGATGAAGTGGTCAGGACTTGACACAGTGCCTCAGATATGGAACCATGAGGGTGATTACATCGGTGGCTACAAGGAACTGCAAGAATATGAGTAAGAACTACGCTAAGTTTGACCAAGAGCGCTACGACAAGTTTGATGGCAAGGCAAAGAACGCCTTGGTCAGCTATCTTGAGCAGGAAGGTCACTCCATCAAGAGTGCTGTGGAAGATTACCATGCAGATGTTACCTCAACTCGACAGGGAGCAACGTACTACAGTGAAGCAGAAGTCAAGACAGCTTGGAAAGAGGCATGGCCGAAGGATTGGGCTGAACTCCGCATCCCGGCACGCAAGGCTCGGTTGCTCAAGAGGCACTCGATCATCACGTTCTACGTTTTTCGCAATGACCTCAAAGAGTGTTGGGTCGTCAAAGGGGAGCAACTGACACTAGACAGCCTCAAGGAAGCCTATGGTCCCAAGATCAGCAAAGGCGAAATGTTCTTCCATATTCCGGTAAAAGAAGCGAAGCTAATTCGACATGACGAAAACGGCTGGACGGAAATCGTCCAAGAAGATGCAGCACCACAAAAGACCACCACTGGAGCCAAAAACCGAAAGACAAAAGCTGTACCTGAACGCACTGAAGACAAGTCCACAGACGATAGTTCTGGGACCAGCGGGGACGGGTAAGACCTACATAGCAGCCAGTTATGCCTCTCAGATGTACCTTGATAAGGTCATCGACAAGATTGTTATAACTAGGCCGCATGTCTCTGTAGGGAAGGATATAGGGTATCTGCCCGGTGGTGTACTTGAGAAGGCTACACCTTGGGCTATGCCCACTCTGGACGTACTAGAGCAGTGGATGGGCAAGGGTGTTCTTGATACCTCCCTGAAGAATGGCAACATAGAGATAGCCCCACTAGCCCTGATGAGGGGTAGGAGCTTTGAGAACAGTTTCATCATTGTAGATGAGGCACAAAACATCACCACCCATGAGATAAAAATGTTGTTGACACGGGTGGCTGAAGGGTCTAAGATCGTCCTTAATGGTGACGTTCAGCAGTCTGACCTGAAAGATGCCAATGGTCTAGCTAAGATCGTTGAGCTAAGTCAGAAGTATGCTGTGAACGTACCAGTTATTGAGTTTACGATTGACGACGTAGTAAGGAGTGAAGTATGCAAGCAGTGGATTTCGATCTTCATGCAGGAAAAGATTTAGACGACGAGGGCTTTCAGTTGACACACCCAGACCTGAACAACACTGACAATATCGTAGTGAAGCCTAGCCACTACACCCAGTACAAAATTGAGCCTGTGACATTTATTATGGAGAACAGGCTTCCATTTGAGATTGGGAATATAGTTAAGTACGCTTGTAGAGCAGGGGACAAGTTGTATCCCGGTCAGGACTACACTCAGTCTCGTATCACTGACCTACGCAAGGTCATGCGCTACGCAGAGATGGAAATAAATAGATTAGAGTCT